TTCCCCCAAAACCCGGTCGTGGATATTTGGTGTATGAGAACGTGTGCGTTCTTACCGATGAGACGTTCGTGTCCACCTAAAAGGAGGAACGTTGCCGCCGAACCACATTCACCTTGGGCGATCGTGATAACCTTAACGCGAGACTTTTCGAGTATGTTCATTGCACTTAGACCCGCGAACAAATCACCTCCTCCGCTACACACGTGTACGCGTATAACTGGTTCGTATCCTATGAGTTCCGCCTTTTGTTTAAGAAGTTTAATTTCGAGTTTCTTAAACTCTTCTATAAATTCGAGAATATCATCGTCGGTGATTTCCCCGTAATATAATATTTCGTTACCAATAACACGTGTGATTTTAAAATCATCTTCGTCATCCGTGTTAGTGGTTGTAGACATTTAGTATGATTTAATTTGCTATTTCTTCTTTAATCAACTTTTTTATTTTTGTAACTTCGCGTTGTTTAAGTTTATTTTGTATAGCTAAATGGTTCATGACGTCAAAATCTTGGGGTGTTAAATTATACTCTTTAAATTTAGAAACGTCTCCTATTTGTGCATACATTCTAAATAACATGAATTCTTGGTGGTTAAATTTAGAAGACGATTGTATTTGTATATTTCTAATTTTTTGTTGTCTCATTTTTTGGTTACCGAACTTTGTCCAAAACTTACCCGGGCGTATATTTTCTGGAATTAACTTTTTAGTAAAATACATTTTTGGAATTTTAATGGCGTTTAGTGTAAAAAAAGGCATGACGTCCCAATCACCTTTATACATTTCCACGTCGTATACATCTGCGTTTGTTATTGAATTTGTTATTTTTTCGGCGTTATCGTCTATCGCGTCTATATAATTTTCCTGAATAGCCGACCAAACGTGACCATGTTCGTGTAAAGAATCTGTTATATCAATATTTTCATCGTTACATAAAACGTCATTTATAATATCTTTTGGTGTTTTAAAAACATCTTTTGTACTCGGAAAATCTAAATAATAAAAAAAATTATTTAGATTTCCTTTACACAGTGTAGCGGCTTCCTTACAATTAGGGTGTGATGGTTTAAGAGACATTATTTCTTTTTCACTTCTTTTAGGCATAATAATTGTAACGAAATTATCAATAAAATAAACATTTTTTGATGTTATAACTATAGGTTTATTTGTTATTTTATTACCGTTAGATACGGATTCAATAATAGATTTATAAACGTGTATATCACTTTCGTAATCTTCTATATAGCTATACATATTAGATTTTTTTATAGTATCCATAAAAATATCTTTTTTTCTCAGAGTCTCATCCCATATTTCTATACTATTTGATTCGTTTAAAACTTCTTTCAATACAAAAGTTTTACCGTACCCAGATTGTCCACATAAAAAAACGTTTTTATTTTCTTTTAAATATTGTTTAAGTTTTTTAATTTCATGTTCATGGAGCGTTAATACATTTTTCTTTTTTTCTTTTTTTATTATAACAAATGAATCCATGACAGATGAAGGAGACGATCTTACTAATCAGGCTTTAGATATTCTTTTAGATAATAATGTTCTTCAAGACCGTGTAATAGATCCTTTAAAAAAGAAAATTATTCCTTATATATTTTGTATTGGTTTCTTTAACTTAACCATGTTTATTATGATTGTTTATCTTTCGAATCGTCTGTCGAAGATTCTGTAGTATCAGTTTCGTCTTTGGGTATTTCAGTCACAACTTCCATGAGTTCAGTTCTTCGACGTATTTCTTTCATGAGATCACCTTTCAAACTAACGAGTCCTTTTTCTTTTAAATCCGATATTTCATTTATACGTTGTTGTTTACCTTCTATATCAGCTTTTATTGTTTTCTTGGCGGTCTGTACGTTACCTCGTATATCATCGAGTTCCTTTTTAAGTTCTCTTTTTGCTGTACCACCTACAGCATCTTTCAATTTTGTCATTATTGTATTTTCTGCTATAGCTTTAAAAGGTGTTATTGGTTGAATATGCATGATCTCCGGTTTGAAAAATGCATTATCATCGGGAAATTCTTTTTCAAAAGAGTCTATTATATATTTAGGTACGTTTGGGGATTGTTCTATTAAACGATCGTATTCCGCACGCATATTTTCTATCATATTTGTACCGTTTTGCGTTCTTTCTGAAAGTGGTAATGTTAATTCGAGTCGAATAGTTCTCGAAACTTTACCGTATTGGACCGAAGCAACGCGATGACCTTCCATGAGTTCATTAATTTTAAGAAATTGCATTATAGTAGTTGCTATAGCGGTAATAAGATTTAAACCACCGATTGCGGATGGTACAAAAGGTTGGACAGTAGGAGGAAATGTTTCTTGAGCAAAGTTCGCCGTACCTGTAATAGTACTTACTATTATAAGAGGTATTGTGAATTTCATACTCTGATTCTTGTATGAACAATACGCCTGGTAATGCATATATCTATAACAGGCAGCGGCTTCACCCCAAGCCTTAAGTATTTTTTCCTGTTGTGGATGCCATATTTTAGGCAGTTTCTTTTCTTCGCTCATACTAATAGATATGAACATTATATTTTTTATCCATTTACTTTTCTTTATAACTATGCTTGTAGTTCCGTTTATGAAAAATAAACAAAACTTAGAATTTTATTCACTTTTGGTACCTTTTATTTTTTACCATTGGTCTGTGAACGATGATACATGTGCATTAACGCAAATGGAAATGGCTGTTACAGGAAATAAAAAAGAAGAAACTTTTTTTGGACGCGTTGTCGGACCTATATACAAAATGGATGATACATCTGCGAATAATTTACTAAAAAGTATTTTATTCTTTTTATGGTTACTTGTGCAGTTTAGATTAAAACGAATTGACTTTTCTCCATTGTTTAGAACAAATAAAAAATATACGTAGATATAAATGAAGATTACTAATAAGAATAAAACAAAAATTTTAATTGTTACTGTAATCTTACTTATCGCAGTTATTGTGTACCAAATTTATAACCCTATAATTATTAAGAAACAAGAACAAGTTCAAGTTCAGGTACCAGTTAAAGTACCAGTTCAAGTACCAGTACGTGTTCCAATCGAGACGGAATATAGAGATCCACCAATCAAACAATACAAACCCGGACACGTCCAACAAATGGGAATACTTACAGGAGCGGATGAGGAAACTTTACCTTTGTACGGTAAAGAGGTTCGTGGGAGACGCGACAGGTACCATTATTACACGGTCACACCAGGTGATCAGAAATATCCGCTTCCTATTACTCACAACGCACGCGATTGTATGGAAGATATTGGATGTCAAGAATTCTATGGGAATGAATCCGTTTCGGTTTTAGGACAAACGGGTTCATTCCAGGCTACAATGTATAGAACGGACAACTTTTTTTAAATACTAATATTTAGAAAATAAAATTATAAAACAACACGATAAAGAAATCATACATGAAATTCCATCCATAACCATTCCCTTAGTTTTACACACTTTTGAACATTTTTCTATAGGTTTACCCCCAATTGTTATATTTTGTAATACGAGACATTCACATTTATAGTATTTTATCATAGATACTATTATACATAAAAAACATAAAAATAAAATTTTCTGTAAACGATCCATCTTTATAGTACGTCAATATAATTTTATTGGTTAATATAAATGAAGATTGATTCATTAAAAGCTGAAGCGAAGCGACTTGGTATTCGCGTAACAAAAAAGATTAAGGGTAAACGCGTACCCTTATCTGAAAAGGAACTCGGTATGAAAATTCAAAGACGACAAGCACCGGCTTTGGAAATACAGGTCCGAGAGACAAAAAAACTTTTACGTACGTGTAGATCCCTATTTAAAAACATGGGTGGAGTACCAAAACCAAAGAATAAATCAGTAACGCCAGTTCGACGTGTACCTGTTCCTCCACCACCTCCACCTCCACCTCCACGTCCTTCCATGGTACGTAACCCTCGTGCGAATTTGATGACCGCTTTGAAAGCGAATCTTAAAAAACGTGGTATTAAAGAAAAACTAAACCAAATTTCTTAGTCATTGTTTTTTTAGCACTTTCCAAAGTAGGTTGGCTCCAAAGAAGCCACCTCGACCAAAACCCTGCTGTATAGATACCTGTTTTACCCCAGTTTTCTGTATCGCTTTTAGTAACATCGAGCATGTTTACGTGAACAAGTTTAGGATCGGTTTGTTTGTGAACCATATGTGGAACGAATCCGCCATGTCTCGTTACGTAAGAACGCATTCGCATAGGATTTTTGTGTAGTGTATAGTCTGAGTACCCCCTCGCGCCAAAATCAACGTAACGTTCGTTTTCAAACGTGATGCGGAACTTTTTATCAAGTCTTGGACTCTTTTTTAAACGAACTCGGGTCATTTATTATATAGTTATAAAATTATTTTTTCTTTTTGAACAACGCCTTTTTCGTTTTTTCCCATAAAGTTCGTTTCTTAGGAGGGGAAGGGGGAGTATTAGTTTTACGTTTTTTAATAGTTTGTGGTGATGGTGAATTAAAATTTTCGTTAATCGTAGTAAGTTTTGACACTGTTCTAGTTCGTTTAGACGATGATGGAAACCTGTTATTACGCATAGTCATATTGGTATTAGGGGCTCTTTGAATTGTTTTAATTTTATGTACGCTCGTATTTTTAACACCTTTACTTAAATTTATATAATTACTATTATTAAACCCGTAAAAAAGTGCACTATTATTTTCACCGGTATCTATTATTAAAAGTGGTGGATTTCGAATTTTACAACGCGTAAATATAAAAATATACATTGCTGACATCATAGCATCGTTAGTTCCTAGTGCTACACCTGGTTTTGATTGACTCAAATTAGCTAAGAATAATATTTGTGCAAAATCACCTAAAAATTTTCCAAGCATGGTATTAATATTTGTATTTGCTGCCGCGTTCGCTTGTGCTCTGGACACACCAGCATTTACTTCACGATTACCATTATTTATTATATAAGTGTCATTTAATGTTGGTTTCATCCATAGATTTCCAATTTTAAAATTTGTTTCGTCAAAATTCCAATAGTGACGAGATTTTGGTGAGTTTTGTGTGAGAAATGGAGATAGTTCAGATTTAAAAGAATCGGATTTATAAACACCTGGATCGATTAGATTAGTTATATTGTTAAATTTCATAATTTTCCTTTTATCCCCTAATTTACTTCTCTCTTGTAATTTTGTTATTACACCCCTGTCACTTTCAGAATCAATATGAACTAATAAAGGATTAGTAACGTTTGACTTAATAGAATTCACATTTATTTGTGTGGATAAGATACTAATACCTTCATTTATTTCAAATATACGATCTAAATTATGTTTAATTGTTTTTTCCCAACTCCCCGTACCTTGTTTAGATATAATACCATCAGTACCCTGTTTAATACCAGTATCAGTAGTGTATAAACCTAAAATATTGTTAATCATGGGTGTATTTCTACGAGGTAATGTAATATCACGTTTTATGAATATGTTTTTAAAATTTGATTTTAAGAATTCCTGAAAAGTCCGTTTTGTTGATCCGTCGTGTGTTAAATCCAACCATATAAGAAATAAGAAATCTATTTCAAAATTTGTATCGCCTCGTGTATACTTATTAAAATCTCTTGATTTCATACTATCAGATAGTGGAATGTAATTATTTTTTATTTGTTCTATTTGTTTAGCAATTATTCCTTTTCGACTGTTTGTATTTTTATTTGATAAAAATTTTATTATCTGGGTATACACCGATTTACTATATATTAGTTTAAGACCTCTTGTAAATATATTATTAGCATTATTAACAAGCGTGTTAAAATCCTGATTCACAAATCCACCTAATCTGTTTGGTAACTTTTTAATGGTATTTGGACGTATATTAGTTTGTGATACCTTATTAGGGAAAGTCGCGAGTATACTTTTCTTATTTGTCGCTACCACACCCCTATTTCTATTTATTGGTTTACGAACTTTTGAAGAAACGTGAATCCTTTGCCATTTTTTCGTCTTCCCCATTTTTTGTCTATATACGTTGTTCGCTGTGGTACTTTCTGGAACTAAAAATTTTTTTTCTACTATTTTTTTTAAAGGTAACGTTCTTACTTTACCAGTATAAACCTTACCGTTGGCACTAACAATTTTATTTCTATTTTTATTATTAATTTTATTATTTTTAATATTTGTTTTTGGTCTATATATTAACCTTTTTTTATTAAGGTTATACCCAACATTATTATTATTTCTCCGTTTTATGGTTTCGTTTTCATTTTCATTTGTATTGGTTTTGTTATTATTCGATGAATTATTATTATTAATTCTATTAGAACTCATTCTTATCATTCACATATATTTTTATACTAAAGGAAAACTTTAGCAGAAAAATATGTTAATCGTCCATTCTATACTGGAGTAAATTGATTATGTCTAAGAAATAATCGAGCGATGCATCTATGAAATCACCACCGTAATTCTTTTTTAAGATATTGTTTGTATCAAAAACGACGAATAAGGCAAATAGTAACGACCCTATCTTTGCGTATTTCTTTTCACCGGGGCTAAAGAGTCGCGAGAGTATGAGTGCTAAGAGACCGAAGAATAAGAGTATACCGAGCGGTCTTAGATCGAACCCGAATTGGACGCTAAGAAGACCTAGTATAAACATACCTATGAATATAGTAACGACCTCTAAAAGTGCCTCTTTTATATTAGCCTGTGGTGAAAGGTAAGCACCCATGAGAATCGATATGATCGTGAATAGACCAAACTTAAACGGTAAACTTAATTTAGCAAATACGAGTACTAAAAATAAACCTAGTAAAAGGAGTAAATTAAACAGTGCATTTCTAGCCATGTATTCGCTATACGATGGACTTTCTATGACGGTTTTTGCAGATTGGTACGCGACGAGACCCTGAAAAATAAGATTTGTAAATACGGCGCTCATGAAAGGTGCTTTTCCCTGTAACGCATTCATTTATAATTCATCAAGATAATTTTCACCGCGACGTTTTCTTTTTATTAAAACAATTCCGAGTGTGAGTGATATTAACCAACACTGAAATTGTGATAATCCGTAAGGTTCTTCGATCATAAACATTTTTAATTGTATATTATACTATTTATAACTTTATCTTGTTTTGTAATCTTGTGAGCGTGTAATGATGGTACAAGTGTGTACCAGATAAGAATAGGGATATATATGCTACTGGGTTTTGTCTTGCACGTTTATCGAGTAATATGAGTAATGCTAATGTTAAAGTTACTATAGCTGGCATGGTAAACAAAAAGAATTGAACATCGGTTAATTTGGCACTTTTTTCGGGTTGGGTATCCATTTAGTATAATTGAATATTTTTTTTCTAAAGATGTTTTCTACAAACGGCCATGTACATTTCCTTACCACCTACGAGTTCGACCTTATCGCTATTAACGATACGTTTCGTAAAAGGACCGTGTGTTCCGTCCATACATTTCATACACATAGCTGATAATTTGAAAACTTTATCAGCGAGTGGTATACAATCTAAAATTTCACCTATTTTATCCTGCTTATAATCACCGTCTAGACCTGTTAATAAAACTGTTTTACTGTCACCAAGTGCCTTTTTAACAAAAACTTTTAACCCTATGAAAAACTGCGCTTCGTCTATGGCTATTATGTCTACTTTATCGTAATTGAGTTCGTTAAGATTATTTGTTTTTATACAATCAAATTTCATGTTATCGTGTGTTCGTAGAACGTGTTCTAAACACCGTGTATCTTTACTCGAGTTTATGACGAGTATACTTTTTCCTATAACCTCGTACCTTTTTAAACGTCGAACGAGTTCGGACGTTTTACCCGAAAACATGTTCCCCATTATGATTTTCAAACTCATTATTAATTAGTATTGAACTTATACTTTTAAATATATTCTCAGGATATAGTAGAACAATGTTCATTTATATATTATTTTTAATAGCTCTACTTTTGAATGGATTGATAGGATATAGTGTTTCGTATAAAAGGAATGTGAAAGAAGGCGAACCTGTATACGATTTAGGATTTGATTTATTACCAAATTTACAAAAATACGATCATTTGGGTGATTATGCATTAATTATTCCTATACTCTTTGTTCTTTTTTCATGGGGTTCTTGGAAAACGTCAAAGCGTCAAAAATTTTTAACAATGTTCACTTTGATGTATACGTTTAGGGCGCTATCGAATTACGTAACGACGTTACCTTCGTCTAAGGAATGTAAATTAAAACCACCGTTTGGTTTTTGTAACGATTATATGTTTTCCGGACACGCCACGGTTAATATAATATCATCGTATTACGTAGGTTCACCTTTATGGCCGGTATGGCCAATACTAACGTCTTTGTTTTCAGTGGCTTCTAGAGAACATTATACTGTCGATCATGTTATTGCATGGCTTATTTTTGCCGCTCTTAAGTGTGAAATATAATATTTATATATTTAAATGACCTTTAATACGTACGTTATAAATTTGGATTCGCAAAAGAAACGATACGAAGTTCAGGAAAAGAAACTTAACGAGGTTGGTATTTATCCTACGCGTATAAGTGGGTATAGATTTGAAGAAATTGAAAAAAGTGAATTAAAAAAACATTTTGTTCAAACAGCACCTTTATTAAAGCCGAGATCTGTTATTGGTTGTACGTATAGTCATATACAGGCACTTAAACACTTTTTAGAAAATGATCCGTATGAAGTTGCTTTAATAATGGAAGACGACGCTTTTCCTTTATTTACTAACGTTGCTCATTTGGAAAAGAAACTTGATAATATAGATTGGGATTATCTAAGTTTACATTGCGACGGTGTGTGCCCTAAAGACGGTAGTAAACCTGTTTTATTATCTGGGTCCAGTGCGGCATATTTCATTACACGCAAAGGTGCAGAAAAAATAATAAATCATAAACATTCTTTTCATTACGATATAGATACAACAACAATGAAAAACTTGGATAAAAAAATTGACGATAAAAATTCGTTTTGGACGGATGAAAACGCTAAAATGAGTGGTAAAATAAGTTCAAATAGGTATAAAAGGTATTGTTATGGTATATATGATAAAATTACAGAAAAGGTAGTGAATAGAGGTGAAAAAACCGCTTGTCACTACAAAGATTATCGCATGTTTCGAATACCTGTATTAGGTTACGAAGTATCTGTGGAAGATATAGTATTGTTTTTGTTGTGTATTTTAATCAGTTGTACAGCTTTTATCGGCGTAAAACACGTAAAAGGTAGTAAAAAATAGTAACGAACCCAATAAATAGTTTTGTTTTTTGGGATAGAGTGCGAGTAAAGCAATATTTATTAAAAAAATGTAAATGTAATAAAATTGATTATATTCTTTTAACATTCTAAACCACCGACTTTTGTTTGCGCTAGCTGGAAAAGAAATAAATATTGATTCTACTTTTTCTTCTTTATCAATTGGACTAAAATTTTTAAAAATTAGTTCCTTATCATCGACTTTTATGAAATCGTATTTTTTACATAAAATGTTTAAATTAACCTGATCATCTTTACATTTCATTTGAATAGACTCTTTTAATACTATTTTAAGGTATTTAACATAACCCATGTACATACCAGCGTTTGCTGTGTCAGTACCATTACAATTACCAAAAACAAATATTTCACCGAATTTGTTCATAAGTTCGGGATCTTTAGATACGAGTACTTTACAATCGTAACTCTCAAAAAGACTCTTAACGTTTGAAATGTCTTTATTTATTTTTGTATCAAACCCATCGACGAAAACAATTATATCGTCGTCGCGTTTTGTTTCTATATATTCTAAAAGACCTTTGGATTTATCCAAGTACCCGTTCCATTTTTTACCCATGCCAAGAACTTTTACTTTAACACCGTGATCGTTATTTATAAGTTGTTCAAACATACCAACTGATTTATTCGCGTATGTTACTACTTCTACTGACATTATTACAATGTATATATATTTTAATTAACTTTACATTTTTTATAAAAAATAATACACATTATAATACATAAAATACAGTGAATCTGTATATTTCTATTTGAAAATAATTCTAACATATCTCGTTTAAATACGAACGGTCTTGGTTCGTATATTGGGTTAAAATGCGTATCAACAACTATTTCATCGAAGTGACTGTTGAAATGTTTATGTTCGATATCTGTTATCGTTTTATAATCATACTTTGCACCTGTATTCTTAACAGATGAATACCTGTAAATTCCGAAACCACTAAACGCTGATTTAACGTTTACGTGTTGTTTAATGCCTGAAAATATAGGTACTACTTTATACCACGGTGTTATTGGACCATAATCGTATGGTATTTTTGAATTTTTTATTTTTGACATTCCGAACATGGCATCTACTTTTTTATTATTTTCCATGTATGTAAACATGTTTACGAGACCATTATAATCGAAACTTACAAAATCTAAATCGAGCATGCATATGTAATCGTATTCAATACCCGAATTCATAACGGTATCTAAACCCTGTTGGCGAATGTATGCAAGTCTTCTAAGACGTTTTGGACACGTAACCTTTTCATTTTTTTTACATAATTCAACTGCGTCTGTGTTATCCAAATCTAGGGTAATAACTTTTTTAAGGTCCGCTTTTCTTAGTATATTTTTGGTATTATCTGTACTGTTATTTTCAACGGCGTATATATCCTGCTTAAATTTATATATCGTATTTAAATTTCTTTCTAAGTATTCTTCACCGTCCTTAACTATGAATATAAATGCAATCTTCATTTAATTAATGTTTAGATTTAAATAAATTAAAGAAAGTTTGAGTATATAAATAAAATATAATGCCAGAAACACTTCAAATTAAACGATTAACACTAGATGCAACTTTACCGACACGCGCGTCTCCGGGATCAGTTGGGTACGATTTATACAGTTTAAACGATTTGGTTATTAAACCAAATTCTAGGGATATTGTGAGTACGGGTGTGTGTGCGACTATTCCATTAGGGTGTTATGGTCGCATAGCACCAAGATCGGGTTTAACTGTAAAATACGGAATTCATGTTGGTGCGGGTGTGATTGACCCTGATTATACGGGCGAACTTAAGGTCTGCTTATTTAATCTCGGATCAGTTCCGTTCGAAATTAAACAAGGGGAAAGAATTGCTCAGTTAATTTTAGAGAAGTGTTCGACACCTCTTATACAAGAAGTAAATGAATTACAAAAAACTATGCGTGCGAACCGAGGTTTTGGTTCTACGGGGACGTTATAATTAATTATTAGTTACCGAATGCGACGCCACCCATACCATTCTTAATCCTGAGAATGTTATAGTTGACACCGTATGCACGAACAGCGCCTACAACACCTGAACTACCGTTTTCGGTACCTTTTAAATCTAATTTCGCGGAATCGATACGCGAAAAGTTCAAAGAACCTGTTGGTTGTGATTT